CAGGCGATGATCGGTTTGACGTTGTCGAGGTGTCGACTGTCGAGGATCTGATTGAGATCCATCGCCTGTTGTCGACGTCGTCACATGGCTACGATTGGGTGGCACTCGACAGCGTGTCAGAGATCGCTGAGGTTGTGCTTGCCGCAGAGAAAAAAAAGGCAAGCGACCCACGCCAGGCATATGGCGCCGTCATCGACAGGATGACCGCTGCTATGCGTTCGTTTCGTGACCTGTCAGTTGGCGTGTATTTCTCTGCCAAACTTGCCAAGACCCGCGACGATGCGACAGGGCGCGTTACCTATGGCATCTCGATGCCGGGTGCGAAGTTGGGTGACGCGTTGCCCTACTTGTTCGATGAGGTCTTCCGTCTTGTTGCTGTCGACGAGATCGCAAGCGACGGCAAGAAAGCCGCCGTCAGATACCTACAGACTTCCGGTGACGCTCGTAGCGTCGCCAAAGACAGAAGCGGGGCACTTGACCCGCTTGAAACGGCCGACCTCGGGGCCATAGTTGAAAAAATAGCAGCACACTCGAAAGGACAAGCGCAATGACGATGCTATCAAATGCCAAAAGAATTGAGCGAGTTGGGACCATCTTCAAAGAAAAAGACTACAGCATTGCTGAAGCGGCTAAGACTGTGTCTTGTGGAGAGAACACCCTTCGAGAAGCGTTCAGAGAAAAAAACATTACGCCAGGACAGGGCAAGATTCTTAGGGTGAAAGGTCAGGCTTTGCTTGATCTTATCGACGAATCAAAGGCAGTTCACGACGAGATCGACAGGAAAAAAGAAACAGAGAAAGCAGAGAAGAAACAGCCAAAGCAGACGGAAATGAGACTTAGCGACACAAAAACAGACCGACGAATTACCATTGAAAAAAACTTGCTGGACCAGTGCATTGCCATTGCCATCAAGAGTGACGATGGAAACACGGCAGCATTGATCAACCGCTACGTTGCAGCCCAACTGAAAAAGGTGAACTCATGAATGACCTCGACTCCCTCTATCTCGACTTCGATCCAAGCAAGATTGAGCGTCGCCCGTCGTCGTTCGATCCTCTCCCAGCGGGTGACTACCCGATGCTGATTTCCAAGATCGAAGCGAAGAAAACTCGCGACGAACAATCGATCCAAGCTGTCGTCGAACTCACCGTGACCGATGGCCAGTACGTCGGGCGCAAGGTCTGGACGCGTCTCACGATGAAGACCATTCGCACTGACGAGAAAGGCCAGCAGTCGCTGTCGATTGGCCAGCGTCAGATCGCGGAAATGATGGACGCCGTCGGCATTGTCGGGCAGAGCCTCGCCCCGCTTGTCGGTTGTGACGTCGTCGTCAAGCTGAAGGTTCGACCCGCCGCCAACGGATACGACGCCAGCAACGACGTGGCAGGCTACAAGCCCGCCGCAAGCAAGCCCGCCGCCGTTGCAGCGCCTGTGTCGCGCCCTGGTTTCATGTCGCGCAAGGTCTAGTCTGTTTGCCCCACGCCAGTCATGGCGTGGGGCTTTTCTTTGGGGTCATCATGCGAGTTTGGTTCGACCGAAAAACAGGCGCAAAAACAACGATTGATGGAGTGCGCCTACGAGCCATGCGAGGGACGCAGTCGATCCCAGACGTTGCGCGTCTCGTCGGCTGTAGCGTCGCCAGCCTGTCAGTGTGGGAGACGGAGGGTGCCTGCCCATCGACGGAGTATGTCGAGGCACTCCGTCGATTCTACGGAGACGCGCTGTCATCGACAGGCGCAATCGTTGTCACGTCAATGATCGAGCAAGAACACCAACACATGAGCCAGCGTTATCAAGAGCGTATGGACGATGAGGACGCACAATGATTATCTACCTCGACACTGAAACCGTACCGTCGTCACGCATCGACGTCGCCGCACACTACGCCGCCAAACACTACGACGCCGACGACCTCACCAAAGCGGCGAAAGCAGCAGCAAAAGAACTCGACAAGACAAGTCTGTCGGGCTTGTTTGGCGAGCTTGCTGTCATCAGTTGGGCCAACGACGACGAAGAGCCCCGCACGTTGGTGCGCAATTTCTCCCGCCCCGATGGCGAACGCGAGATGCTGGAGGCGTTTGCTGATTGCGACATCGACGGAGACACCATCGTTGCGCACAATGCCGAATTCGACCGGTCGATGATTCGCCAGCGGGCCATCGTCCACGGTGTCAAACTTCCCAAACGCTACGCTGCTACCGATGTCAAGCCATGGGAATCGGCATGGGTCTGCACCATGGCGTTGTGGACCGACTCGCGACAGGGCCGTGTGAGCTTGGATGACCTGTGTTTGGCGTTGTCGCTGCCAGGCAAGAACGGCGTTGATGGCAGCATGGTCGCAGGCATGGTGCGAGCGGGCCGCATTGATGAGGTCGCCGCTTATTGTGCCGACGACGTCAGGCGCGTTCGTTCGATCTACAAGAAGATCAAAGGAATGCCATGAAAGAATCCGAACACGTCATCCAATGCCAAGCCATTCAATGGATCAGGCAGAACACGCCCTATGTCTGTTACGCGATCCCCAACGGCGGCAGTCGTGGACGTCGTCAGGGTGCAGCGTTGAAAGCGGAGGGAGTGCTTGCAGGCATCCCCGATCTTTGCATACCGGCGTTGTCGCTCTTCATCGAAATGAAAACCAGCATAGGCAAGGTGTCGCCAGTGCAAAAGGCGATGCATGAGCGCCTTCGGCATGACGGCCAGATCGTCGAGGTGTGTCGGAGTGTCGACGACGTCATGCGCGTTGTCATGATCGAAATGGCGCCCAACGTCCCAACACGCCAGCCAATCAAGAAGGTGAAGCCATGACCAGTTTCCAAAGCCCCCAACCCTCGCCAAGCGGCGTTGTCCTCAGCCTTGCCCGTGCATTGGGTATTGTGTCTAGCGTTGACGACGTCGTCATTGTGCCGCTCAGTCAGTGGCACGCCATGCAGGAGAGGCATCAGGCAGATGCGCTTGCGTTGCGTTCCGCACTGGCCAGGGTGGTCGAGATGGAGACCGCACAACACGCACTTGAGAAAATCGTAGTCAGAGAGACAGCCCGTGCCGACGCCGCATGCCGCACGATTGAGCATCGCGATGAGCGGATCAGAGATCTCAATGCGTTGCTTGATAGCCATGTGCCGTTGGTGACGCGATGATTCGTCTAGGCTCATGGCAGGACGTGCTGTCCGACGTCGAGTGCGACGCGCTCATTTGCGATCCGCCGTACTCGGCCAGGACGCATGAAGGCAGCGACGCTGCAGCCAGCGCCAGCATCGACGGAGCGTATCGCAAAGACATCGGCTATACACCCTTCACCCCTGACGACGTCGCCGCGTTCGTTGCGTCGTGGTCGTCTCGGGTGAAGTCATGGATGGCGGTCATGACCGACGACATCCTTGGCCCCGCTTGGCGCGCTGCATTCCTTGAGGCTGGCCGATGCGATTTTGCTCCGGTGCCAATCCTGCAGCACAAGTGCCGTCTCTCTGGTGACGGTCCCGGCAGCGGCGCCGTGTACCTCATGGTGGCGCGCCCTCGTCAAAAGCGTTTTCTTGGGTGGGGATCGTTGCCGTGCTGGTACATGTCGCGCCCCGAGAAGTCGCTTGTAATGGGAGCCAAACCCCTCGGCCTCATGCGCGCCATCGTCCGCGACTATTCCAGACCCGGCGACCTAATCTGCGATCCGTTCGTCGGCTCTGGCACCACGGCGATCGCGGCGCTCAGTGAGGGACGGCGCTTCGTCGGGTCCGAGCAAAAGCCAGAGCACCACGCGATCGCAACCGCGAGGCTCGCCAGGGGTTACACTCCTGATCTGTTCTAGGGATCACTCCAGAGCAGATCCAGCGCATCCCAAAGCCCTAGAAAATAAATCTCGACACAGTGCTTGACACTTTCTTAGGTGTCACGCATAGTGGGCTTACGGCGCCAATCACGGAGCCGCAACGGGAGAGACACACATGAGCAACTACATCGTCAAGACCGCCGCCGCCGCCATGCCCAACTCTTGCTGGGGCGTTTACCGCCGCGTTGCCGTCCTTGAGGTGCAGGACGGCGTGACCGACGTCGCCATGATCTCCAGCCGCGCCCGTGGCGTGATCAGCGTCATCGCAACGTGGGAAAAGCGCAACGTCGGCCAGACCAGCCGTTGCGCCTACCGCATTGCGCTTGCGGAAGCGCAGCAGATGGCAGCCGATCTCAACAGCGCCGTCAACGCCAGCGATGCCGTCGCCGTTACCCACGCCTGAACGCCGCACACAGAGGGAGAGACACACATGACGATCACCGAATGCCGCTGCCCGCAATGCGAGGCAGAGTACGAGCGAGACGAGTACGAGGACGCCCCCGAGATTGAGTGGGACACCCCGATCTCCGATGACGAACTGGCCGAGCGCCTTGCTTGGTTCTGGCTGCCGAAAGAGGGTGAGTGATATGTGCAAGACCGTCCAACGAGCCATCATCAAACAAGCCAAACGCGAGGGTCTGCCAGTGTGGGCATGGTTGATTCTTCAGGGGGTGCAGCATGACGCTGCGTGACCCCGGCGACGACCGCGACGACATCGAAGACAGCGACGTCGCGCAGACCGTGTACGACATGGACTGCGAGGAAATCCTCAGAGACCTCGCCTTCCTCGACACTGACACCGAGATCTTGAAGTGGGCGCGAGGGGTCAAGCAGGCGATGTATGACCTCGCCTGCGAAAATCACAACAAAGAAGAGTGACCGCCAAGCCCCGTCTAGAGCCGGGGCTTTCGGCGTAGGAGAGACGACATGGACAGCAAAATCAAATCAGCCCTAGACGCGGCAGGGACCGCCGCAGACTACAGCGCACGGGCGACGTACCAGAGAGGGTACGACGCTGGAGTCATCGACGCAAAAAACACAATCAGCGTGTGCGACGAACGTGACGCCGCCAAGGCCCGCGCCGACGCAGCCGAGGCCCGCGAGTGGGCCCTCGGGGTGCAGGTGGTCGCGCAGGCCCAGCGGTTGAAGTTGGCGGATGAACTCGCCGTGGCGCTGCGCTACTACGCCGACCGCGAGTACCACAGCAGCACCGCGCCGGACTCCGCGATTCAGTGGCGCGCCGATCAAGCCCTTGCCGCATGGGACGCCGTGCCAGGGATGGAGCCGTGAGCCTGCTATTCATCGCCACAATCGGCCTCGCCGCCATCGTCGTCTCCATCGCATTGATCCACGTCGTCGAAGCCATCGACGACGCCCGACGCGCCAAGCGCAGACAGCGTGCGCTTGACTCTCTGAGGTGGCCGGAGTGATCACTCGCCGCACAGCCGTACCGCCCGACGACGTCACGCCAACGCCCGCCAAGCGCACGCCAGTCACTGCCTACGCTCGTTGTCTCGATTGCGGCACTGACGAGGGACAACCCTGCTACGACAGCAGCGACCGCCCACTGGCGAGCGTGTGCCAGGGTCGCACGCTTGCGGGTCGCGGTAGTCTCGACCGGGAGACGCGAAAGAAATACAAGCATAAGAAATCCACGAAGCCGCCAAATCAATGCGGCGCATGTGGTGTCGACGTCGCCAAGCCTCGCCTATGGTGTTGGCGCAAGGCATGTCAGGATGTGGCGCTTGCCAAGTGGCGAGCAACGGCAGCACCAAAAGCACTGCCTGTCTACAAGATGAAGTGCAACAACTGTCGTTGCACCTACGAGACGACAAGCGCCACAGCGTCGAGGTCGACAGACCCGCATTGCCTCAAGACAGACTGTCGTGATGTGTACCGAAAAAAAATCAACCAGCGTTCACGATTCAAAAAAAAGGCCACGCCGTGATTGATTGGCAAAAAGTTTTCGCCACCTATCCCGACGACGTCGACAGCGTCATTGCCAAGCGTCTTGGCGTCGCCACGTCGACAGTCTGGAAAGCACGCACCAATCGGCGCGGCAAGTCTCGTCGAGACTCGCAGATATTCGTTCGGTGCCCTGTCGACGTCAGAGAGGCCATCATTGAAGCCGCCGCTGTCGATGGTGTGACGATGTCTGCTTGGGTGCTCAGGGCATGCGAGCGTGCGCTGGAGGACTAGCGTCAATCTCGAAAAATCGTGACAGCCCTTGCGACGACGTAGGGCCGTCGCCGTCTGCCCCACATGACCGTCGCCGATAGCGTGGTTTTGTCGAGGCGTTCGATCCTCGCCGTCGCCGGGTCCGCCACATACAGCCAATCGTCGTCGGCAGCATAGGCGCAGACCCAATGGTCGCCGATGGCGTCGCCGCCTCGCACGCCCGCGTCATAGTCAACGGACACCAGCGCGACACCGCCACCAGCGAGGCAGTCTAGGATCAACGGAGACAGCCGATTGGTAGGCGCGGCGACACCGGGGCCGTCCGCGTCGACATCGACAGCCAGGCCCGTCTGGGCTCGCACGAGCTCGGGGACCACGCACCCACTAGCACCCTCAGCCCACACTCCGTGGCGAGCCAGGCCAGCCGCTTGCACGGTCGTTGGTGTCGCGCCGGCGCGCACGCCCAAGAGTCGGAGTGCCATCGCTGTCGAGGTGATGACGCAACCGACGGCGCCGCATTTCTGATTGCCACGCCCGACGCTCATGGGTCCGTGTGGATACGAGCCTTGCCAAATGACGGGTTGGTCGCGGTAGCCGCTACGCATGAATCACCATCTTGATCGTCGTCGTCGAGTGCAGCCGACCCAAGCGCAACGCCTCGACAATGTCATGAGCCATCACGATCAGAGACGTACCGTCGTCGTAGATCACGCGGTAGGCTCTCACCGCTTGGGTGCGTTTGCCAGACGTTTGACGTCGTCGCGTAACTCGGACAGTTGCTCTTTGATCGTGACGATGTCCGCGCTCATTGTCGCCATCGCGGCAGGCACGGTATCGACGCGGCGTAGGTCTCGCTCGACGACGGCGACGCGTTGATCCATGCGGATCGTGTCGTCACGCAACGAGAAAAAAGACGACGACACCCACGCGATACTGGCCGTCAGCAATGCGCCGATGAGGCCAATCGACCACATCGGAACCGTGACGCCAGTTGATCGATCCGTTGTTGACGTCGTCATTTCTTGACCGCAACGCGCTCAATCGAATCAGCCGCTTGATCAAGCGCAACGCCGATGGCGTCGTTGTTCTTGTCTTTGTCGGACAACAACTGGCGACTGACACGACGCAGAATCCCGACGATGAAGTCTTTGGCAAACAGCGCCAAGAGAACAACCAGCATCGACTGCAACGACTGTGGCGAGGCAAGAGACAGCATGAGGTCAGGCATGGCCCCAACGGTAGCAGCCTCATGGCAAGTCGACAACTACCTCGTCTGGACACGATGACCAGCCAATGGTGTCAGGCTCCGCAAATACAGCCAACGACGACATCGACGATTGCGCTGTAGCCGCGTCGTTGGGTGTCGCCATCATCCGCAGCAGCCATCCGACGGGGGCGCCGTCAACGCACTGGCGAACGCCCTGTTCGATGGCGTTGTTGGCAAGGCAGTCAGGTTCTGTTCTGCCGTTGCAGTACCAGTCGCCCCATGCAGCCCAGAACGCGACAGTATCGCTATCAGCGACGCAGACCACCAGAGACGCAGTGCGCATGGTGTCGTCCAGTGGAGCGGCATCAGGAGATGCGTAGTAGCCAACAGCAACGGCGGCAGCAGCAAGAAGAGCGGCAAGATAGCGATTCATGGGGTCACCGGGAGTGTGCCGCCGAGTGCCCACTCGTCGACGGCGAGGTTGATGCCGCGTTGGGTGGCCGACAGCGAAGACGGGTAGATCAGGACCTTGGTGATGTCGCCGGTCAGAGGTTCCGCCGTTGTCGATGACCGGGCACAGAGAATGAGCGGCTGGATTGGTGTCACCGGGAACGTCGGTGCATTGACGGGCGTCCCGACGCTGGCGTTGGTGATGTAGAGCGTCAGGTCTGGTGTATCGGCACTCGCCGCCGTCGACAGAATCGAAACAAACGTGCCAGTTGGTGCTGTGTTGTTTCCGCTGGCCACCGAGGTAGCCGACGCACCATCAGCGAAGAAATACCGCGCCGAAAATGTAGCCCCGCGTTGGTGCCGCAGACCTGCATTGCTCGCACTTGATGACGTCGACACGACACTAGCCAATGACGTCGACGTCGTGAACGATACGCTGTCAATGGTTGCCCCGGTGCCGTCGCTGACGAATGACCAGTCTGCCGCGAGTGCCGCAGCAATGTGGTCCCCGCCATCACACCGCACCACCGGCTGCCCGCCAACAATCGAAGTCCGGTACGTCGGCTGCGCGCTTCCCGTCGCCTGCGTCACGTTCAGCGCCGACGACCCAAGATTGACCCACGTCGCCACGGCATCGAGGTCCGCCTTGCCAGCGTTGTAGTTGCCGTCGTAGGACTGCGCCAAGAAGCACGAATGCTCCCCGTCGACGTAGAAGCCAATTGTCTCCGTGTCTGTGAACGTCCCCTGCGTGACAGTGATGACCTCGACACCCTCTCCGACAGCGTTCGGGTCCACGTTGACCACACACAACCACGACGTGGTGCCCGTACACGCGCCAGAATCGCCCGAAGGCGACGCTGCCCACGTCACCGCGCCAGCGCCGGGTGCTGTGCCGGTCAGCGTGTAGTCGCTGCAGGTCACCGTGCGGGCGAAGGGCATGGCGTCGATGCGGACGGCGAGTGACGACGTCGGCCGAAAGAAACCAGCCTCGCCACCCATGATGCCCGATTGGTCACCGAGGATCTGCGCAAAAGCTGCAGGAGCCACGAGCAGCAGCACAACGAGGGCTCTCATCGTGACACCAGAAAGCGGCACTCCAAGACCACCGAACCAGCAGAAATGCATCGCTCGGGGCTTTGCACGTTGGCCCCGATTCGGTCACCGCTCGCCAACACGAAACCGTTGACGAACGTAAGCGCCGACCCTGCGCCCGTCGTCGATCCGACAGCCACTGCACCACGGCTGATGCATTCGTAGCTGATCAGCTGATGCGACCCGGCAGGGGCAATCGCAACGCCGCCCGCCGTGGTGTCACAGGTGATTCGCTCATGGCGAGGGAAAGCGGGACCCACTGCAGTGGCGCCGCTACGGATGGCATCGACAACAGGCAGCGGGGAGAAGGCGAGCAGTGCGCCACTCACGATGAGCGCAAGCGTGACGACGAGAAAGATTGAGCGCATGATATCATCTCCAAGGATTTGGTACAGAAAACAGAAGGGCCTTTTTCGTCGGCCGTTGGCGAACAATCGTGACCATCGTGACGAGGCCAGACGAAGTTACGCCGTCGAGCGTGATAGCGCCAGTGCCTGTCGATCCGTAGCGCCAGTCGCCAGCGCCGTCGATGGAGACAGCACCCAACGCAATGGAGCCGCTTGCGACGACGTAGGACGTTCCCAGACCGTCGATGGCGACGTCACCCAACGTGACTACGCCCGACGCCTGGACCGTCGACGTACCGGAGCCAGAGACCGTGACAGCGCCAAGCGTGACGGCGCCGGTTGCCTGAATCGTCGAGGTGCCGCTACCTGCGACGGTGACGGCATCCAACGTGATAGCGCCAGACGCGACAACGTAGGACGTGCCTACGCCGTCAATGGCGACAGCGTCGAGCGTGATAGCGCCCGACGCCGTCACCGCCGCAACACCGCTTGGCGATAGCAGCGTCAGCAGCACGGGGTCACCTCAGCGACAGCAGTTGATTCAGCGTCATCTGTGTCGTCGCAATGTCGGCGTCGACGCTCGCGGCCTGGACTAGGTCGCCGATGGCCAGCGCCGACGAACGGAGTTGCGAGAGGTACGCCACGCGGGCTTGTGCCATCGCTATCAGTTGGTCGATTGTCATCACACCACCATGCATCGCAACATGACGTTGGATGTATTGAGAATCATATAGACAAACGTGATGTTGGTCGCGCCGTCACTGTAGCGAGCGTCGAAACAGGTGTCGCCAGCAAGCGCGGCGCCTTGGGTGTAGGTCATCGTCGACCAACCGTCTTGCTCGCCCGTCACGACGTTGTAGCGAAAACATCGGCCCGTGGCGTCCTTCTGGATATAGATGTAGTCGCCGTCGTAGTTGTACTTGCTACCGACGCCAAACACCTCGGTAGCAGGCGCATAGGCCACACCAGACAGCCAGGTGTTTCCGGCGATATCGTAGCGGTCCAAGACAGCGCCAGCACCACCACGAAACGAATAGATATAGCGGCCATTCTGGATGGCGCTTTCGTTCGTCCATGCGGCGTCGGCTGACTCAAATATCCAATGCCCTGACATACCGACGGCCGGAGCCGCAGCGCGTGCAGCAGCGGGTGACAGCGTCGTCCATGTGCCAGCGGAGATGGAGTAGCGAAACAACGTAACGGCGGCGCTGCCCATGTAGTACAGAAAGTCGTCATTACCCTCGAGACTGTAGACCGACGTCGCATCAGGCGCCGTTGTCCATGCTACCGACGTCGTCAGTACCGTTGCGGTGTTGCTTGCGATGGTCCGGATTTGACCGGCGCCAGTGCCTGACACAATGCGGATTTGCGATTGCGTCCACTGATTGACGGCCCACGTCTTGGCGCTGTTGGTCAACGTCGACGCGCCGCCAGCCGTCGCCGTTCCCGTCGCGAATTGCTTGTAGTTTGAGCCGACCCACGACGGGGTGGAGATGAGTTTGGAATCAGTGCCGATGACGGCGGCAGGCGCGATGCCGTCGGTAGCGCCCGTCTCGGCAGCGGTCCATGTGTTCAACGCAAGGTCGTAGAACTTGAAGACGTTTGCCGTCGTCGTGCCCGATGCCGTGATTGCATTGAGCACATACCATCGGGGGGTCAACAACCTGAACGTCGTCGACGCAGAGAATGTGGACGCCTGCACCGGTACCGTGATGACCGAGGCAGCGCCAAGAGTGTTGCCCGAAATCACCAGCGTGACGCCAGCGTTTGGCCCGCCAGTGATATGGATGCTGTACCCGCGTAGGTCACGTTGCAGGTTCAGGCCCGTCGTGATCGTCGACGTGGTGCCCGCCGTCGCCGTGCCCGACGGACCGACAGCGGTAGCGACACCACAAGAGCCAGCGCCGAACGTACCGGCCAATGCACCCGACGGTATCTGCGCGAATCCGTCTTCTTGTGGATTGTAGATGTAGTGGACCGTCGCCGACGAGACGAAAAGTTGGTTCTGCTTGAAATGCCGTGACGAGGCGACGAACGCACCGGCCGTCGTCGCGACAGGGGCGGGAGTGCAGAACTCCCAGCGTTTCAGGTCGAGTAGTTTGCGGTTGCCGTTTGTCGTCGCCATCAGGTCACCACGATGTTTCTGCGCAGGGAATCAGCACCCAAGCGCATCAGTGAGGGGATTTGCTCGGTAGCGGGAAGACCGCCGATTTGCGTTTGGTTGGTCAGCGTCGTCAGCGTCGTCAACGTCGTGACCGCCGCCAGCGTTGGCAGCGACGACACCGCGACGGTACCAGTGGCGACGTTGACCAACAGGCGCCCGAACGCATCCGGCATCGCCTGCCCGACGGAGCGTGTGAGGGACTGCAGCAGCATACGGATAGCGGCCAGTTGCTCGACGAGCTCCCCTACGCCCTGGACCGGCATCGGGTTGGCGAGCGACACGTCGCCGTCGTTGACGCCGTCGGCGCCCAATACCATTTTGACTCGCTGATGCAGCGCACCGCCGACGTCGTCGGCAGCAATGATGGCGCCGGCGCCGGGTGTGTAGCCGATATTGTCAGCCATTAGACGTTGCCCTCAGTGATGGTGAGAGACGTAATCTCAACAGGTTGACCGGCGACGATTGTTGTCGTCGTGACGTTCAAATCAGAGCCACTGTTGGCAACGTCGCCGTCACAAACAAACGCGCCAGTCGAATCCGTGAGATAGAAAAATGCAGCCGTGCCGCTGTTGTTGGCGCTGTTGTCGGTTTGCGGCGTGGTGATGGTCAAGACACCACCCGTCGACGTGCCGCAAGGATCGGCAAGCACGATCTCCGCTAGGAGCAGCCCAGCGGGCGTACCGCCTTTTGTTGGCTTGGACCCTGCGTAGATGCGGAGCAGACCGCCAGTCGCGCCAGCGTCAATCGTGGAGCGAATCAGGTCGACGCGAGAGTTGCGGACGGTGTCGGCGATGCGGACGGCCACGTTGTCACCTCAAGAGAAAAGCCCCGCCGCTATCGGCGGGGCGTGCCGTCAGTCTCAGACTTCGCCGATTTTCATCAGGCTCAGAGCGAAATCGCGGAAGGTTCCGGCATGGGTGTTGGTGCCCACGCGCAGCTGCGCTTCCACGGTATCGCCGACGACACTGATGTCCACAATGGCCATGGCACAGCCGATGCTGTTGCGAGCAGCGGTAGCCAACTCGGTCTTGCGTGCGCCAATGCCTTTCTGTGCAGCGGCAGCACCGCCACTGACAGCCACAATCTCGACGTCAAGCACGGCACTGTTGGTGCCGATGACGTCGCCGACGGCAGCCATCACAAGATACTTGCCGAACCCGGCAGGCGTCGCGCAAGTGACCTTGCCAGTCGCACCGGCGAAAGTCAGACCGCCGTTGGTCGTATTGGTGTCCTGAAGAAACAAAGCCGCGTCGAGGATGGCCTGTGGCGTGGCAGCAAGTGCCACGGTAACAGTCGATCCAGTGGCGTCGTTGATCTTGGCAACGACGACGTTATGAGTGCCGCCAGTATTGAAGCCTGCAAGTGAACCCATGGTGAACCTCTAGCGCCGTTGGCGCTGTTGTTGATTGATGCGCTCGGCTGATTCACGCGCAATCTTTCGCGCTTGTTCCGAGGAGAGAGAGGGGGATGATTTCTTGATCTGTTCCGCGACTTTGTCGACGGTGTTGGTCTTGATCTCAGACACGGACACCGCCCTTTTGCGACGAGACAGCGCGGACCATTTGCGTGATCGTCTTGGCTACATCGCCAGCTTGTGACGACTCAAGCTGCGCCTCCGCTTGGCGCTTGGATTCAACAGACTTGGAGATGAAAGCAGCGCGGGCGTCTTCCCATTTTTTGAGCATGTGCTCGGGATGTTCACGCTTTATGACGTCCTCTTCAAACGATGCGAAATCATCGCCCGTCGGCATTTGCTCGCCAGGCGCCATCGTCCATTCAGTCACATGCTCGACGAGAAACACCGGCATCTGCTTGCCCGCCACGTCGATCCGTTTGGAGAGGATGCGAGACAACGCCTGTCGTTGGCTCGTAGCGTCGCCATCGCGAGTGATGCCACCGTCGACGATGTCGATGGTGTGCGGGTCTTTGATTGAGCGGAGTCGGATAGTGCGTTTCACGTCGGCGCCTCATGGGGAGGGAAAGGGAAAGAGCGGGGCCACATGACCCCGCTCTCCAACAGAATCAATCAGGTCTTCTCGTAGATGATCTTCACGCCGTGTTCGTCGGTGTGCTCGGCAACAGCCCAGCACCAACGACCGACGGCCAGCAAGCTGTCGTCGGCAAGGTCGTACTGAAAGCCCAACGACGGCTCGTAGCGTTCGGTCATCTCAGCGAAGCCACGCACGCTACCAGGAGCGCCGGTCTCGCCACGGCCAGCGACGATGAGGGCGGCGACACGGTCGACGGCAGAGTTGGCCGTCGCCATCGCATTCTTGTTCGCCGCGTAGATCGGAATGCCGCAGAAGCCGCCACGGAAACCATTCCGCGAGACGTCGGGACGCTGATTGAAAAACGACAAATCGGCAGCACCGTTGCCGGTGAAGACCGACGACAGAGCGGCGCCAGAGCCCGACGATGCGAGGGTACGGAGGTCGCCGACGCCAATCTCTTCGAGGACGAAAACAAGGTCTTCGCTGGAGGGATTGTTGTCGAGAAGCTTCGTCATGGCGTCGAGCAGGGTCGCAAACGTCAGCGGCTGATTGGTCGTACCAGCCGACTCGGAGAGACCGGAGAACAACGACAGAGCATCGGTCTCAGCGCGCAGGTAGTGGCTCTCCAGAATCTCCGTCATGGCGTCGCGGACGAGAGGCAAAGCGCCGGCGCCGTTGCCTTGGATGGCGTCGATCACCTGTGAGCGAGCCACACCAGGCAGCGCGAGTTCGATGGCATCAGCGGTCAACTGAATGCCCTGGACCTTGGTCGACGGCGTGATCGAGATGTTGGCGACAACGCCAAGGGTCTGGGGATTGCTGAACGCGGTCGCTTCGGTGTCGTCGACGGCGGCACTGATCGCGGACTTCTTCCGGATCTTGCGGACCTTGGACGAGCGACCGGAAATGTCGGCCATGTTCAGGAACGGCAACAGAACATATTTGCCGCGCAACGGGTCAAGCGCGATCTGCGACATGACCTCGGTAAGCAGCCAGTTGGCGACGGTAACGGACGTGGAGACTGCCATGATTCGATCCTTATGCGGCACTCAGCCGCGTAGTGTTATTGCGCCTTGGCACGGGCGAAGCGCCCGACGCCAAGGGAAGCACTCGATGACGAGCGCCCGGACATTTTGGAAGCCAGCCACGCGGACCAACCTTGTGGATCGCGTGCCTTCGCCTCAGCGGCTTTCTTGCCTGTCACGTCAGACAGCGCGTCATCAAAGTCGACGACGCTAACGGCAGGCGGCGCACCCATCGACGGAGGCACGCCAACGGTTTTCAGCGGCGCCGTCGACGTCGAGCGAAACGCCGCAAGAATCTCGCGCTTGGCGTCGACGTCGCCCTGCTTGGCGTAGATGGCGCGCACCGCTTCAGGCAACGCGGCAGCCTCACTGTCGAGCCGCTTGGATTCAGCCTCTTCGTAGGCACGCCAACGATTGGCCAGCGGCTCGTAGCCCTCAAGTTCAGCCAACCGCGCCTTTGCCACCTCAAGCGCCTTCGCCATCTCGCCAGCGCGTTCGGCGTCGGCTTGTGCGGCCTTGCGTGCGTCGCGGTCGGCCTGCTTCGCCGACGACATCTGCGCTTTCAAAGCGGCAAGCTCGACAGCCTCCGGTGAAGGAGACGCAACAGGCTCAGGCGAGGGTGCGGCGTCCACGGGTGACGCGCCGTCAAGGGCGGAGGGGATGGTCATGTCAAGGACATTATCATTATGTAACCGCTTGTGCAAGCAAGGCTAGAATGGCGTTTCAATGCGACGTCCTTTGAGTCTGTGACAGCGTAACGGCAAGAATCCGCATGCCGTTAGGGGCCGCTGTCGTCAGTCGGATTTCAACGATTGGGTTTTGAACCGTTGCGGGTGACAGCGGCACATTGACAGCCACTGACAGCAGAGTCGTACCAGCCGCAGACACCGACCGCGTGACGGCTGTAGGCCCGTCATCAGTGCGTACTGTGGCCTCAATCGTCGACGTCGCCGCGCCGATGCGCTCCATCGCAATTTGCAACAGACCACGCGAGTAGGGCGCCAGTGGGCTATCGGCGAATGGCCGCACATACAGGCGCATCGGCACAAGGTAGATTTGATCTTGCGCCGTCAACTCAGCGAGAAACTTGGGGTCGCCTGCAATGTTTGCAATACCCGTAGGGATGTACTCACACGACAGCAGCGGGTGTCTATGTGCATCGCCCCACGGTGGCCCACTACGATCAACGCCTAGCCGACCTTGCGGATTGAGCGCAGTCAGACCGGCATCGACAACCGACGCCCCACTGGCAAGTTCGTAGAGCGCCAGGGCACGACCAGCGATTGATTGCGCGAGTTTGCGCGAGACAGCCGGCGCCAGCGTTCGGCACTCGGCATCGGTCAACGGTTCAGACGAGACTATGCGTTCCATTGTGACCTCATGGATCGAAGGCGACAGACCAGCCCATCAGATAGATTTCATCGGAGAACGCACCGGGTGCAGCGTGACTGATTTGCAGACTCAGCGTTTGTCCCGAACCCGTTGTGTAGTTGCCGTTGACGATGTCGACGTAGCCGAAACCCGTTGCGCCAATCATAGTGACGGCGACAACCGACGAAAAGCCCGCAGCCGTCGAGGTGTTGAATCGCCAGTTGGTCGCGGTGCCGACAGACTTTTCCCAGATAAGTACGCGACACTTCAGCGGATTGGTTGCAAAGAGGAAGTTTGGAAACTGAAGAAACACTTGGCTGATTGTCATCGACGCCCCAAACTCAGCCGTTGGGTATCTAGCAAAGCCCGCAACACCGGGGACCACCTTGTCGGTGCCGTCGGCGTTGACACATGACGTGCCCCACGATCCCATCGGCATCGCCAACGACGGAGCGGGGGCCGTGTTGTTGTCCACTGTCGTCGGCATGGTGCGGACGTTGTGTCCTGGTACGGGTGCGCCCGTGACGTACTCCCATAGCGCATTCATTCCGCGATTGAGTCTTGTGAGGACGTAGCCATCCATCGGCCCGTCAACTTCTACCTGCACGTCGTCGAACGTCAGCAGAGACGACGACAGCGTTGACGGGACAGGGTAGACGTTGACCTGTGCGGTGCCCGACGTCGACAGCGGAGAGAAGCCGTTATTGGGATCGCGAAAGGCGCGGCCCTTGCGGTACACGCGAACGCCACGGATTCTTTCTGCATTGCTTGCCGTGATGGGCAGCGTGGCCCTTATGAGTAGCACTTGCCAGCCGGGGGCCAGTGGCAGAATCAGGTTGTGTGTCTCTTCAACTCCCTCCCTGTCTAACTCGCCAGCCTGCAACAGTGCCCACGCGAACGAACGGACCTCGACAGAATAGGATCGAACCGTTCCGTTCCTGACGATGTCGGCTTGAACCGCATAATCATCTGACGCCGAACTACTCGGCGGGATGTAGATTGGCGCCGACCAAACGTAGTATTCCTTGAGCAACGTCGACGTCAGATCAATGTCGCACGCCGTCGACACTGGCGGCAGCATCATCGGACAACCGCGACCGTTGCCAGTGTGGTTGATGGTGTCGACCTCAGCGTTGAGGCCGGTCATCTTGTCGGATGCAAGCGCCGCATCGCCGACGGCGTTTCTCAGCCACCGGTGAAAGATGCTCGTATCGCGTGCGACGTCACGGGGGGGACTTCCAAGCGGTGTCAGGTTCTTGATGCGGGCCATATCAGCGCCACCTTGGGTTGAGTGTCCGTCCGCCACCACCAACGACCACGCCGCTAGCGCCAGCAAGTGGGGCCATTTCAGAAAGGCCATAGCCGCTGACTGTTGCGTAATTGTTTGTCCCTTGTGCGGGAGTGACCGCGACGTAGTCAATGCCAGCCTGAACCACAAACGTCGGAGCCGACGCCAACGTGATCGTCGTCGTCGTCAAATTGAATATCTCGATTGTCTCATATATTCCAGCAGACACATCGTAGACACGCACATACATACTGATCCCAAAATCATTGCCAGGCGACGTCGTGCGCACTTCCGGCCCTGTCGTCGACAACGTCAACACCGCACCGAGAGCCGACGCGATGACGGCAGCGGGGCACACATGCACCAACGGCTCAAGAAGCTGGAGCGTCAGGCCGACAACGCCACGGTCGTAGTCAGGACGTCGAGAAATGACGCGGGCGTACTTGCCTGCAATGGTGCCGCCGGCCATGTCGGGCGCGTTGAATCCATCAGGCAGGCCGGAGCCAATCAGAACGACGTCGCCAAGTCGCAACGACAGCAGGTCAAGCGTTACCGTGATCGATACTTCGATCCTCGCCAACGGGCCTTCACTACCGACAACGTCATACGCAATATTCTGAATATCGCCAGTCGATGCTTGCGAAGGGTGCGCCCATGCGTCGTCGCGTACCAGACGCGCAGCGTCCGTAGAGCCGACAGACGGTAGCGCAATCTCCCGTCGACGTGGAGACCTTGGGTATCGCTTGAGGTTGTCGACGTCGATAAGGTTGACGATTGCACGATTCTCCTTCGACAGCGGGCTGTAGTCGCATTCGACCGTTGTCAGTGGCGTGATGACCGACTCATTGGCGACGACGTCGATCCCGCTACCGGGAACCAGATTTTCCTTGCCGATAATGACCGACGTCGTCGAGCGGGGATTGCTGATTGAGATGGCTTTCAGTTGTCCGTCAGACGTGACGACGACGGCACTGCTTGAAAGTAGACACCACTCTTGCAAGATGTCGCCGACGGGTTTCTCTCCATCAATGACGATGGTGTGAGGAAACGTGGTGCGCGCAATGAATGATGTCGAGTCAACGTCGGCAGCATCAAGGCCAGCACCTAATCGCCAGCCGAAATCAAACTTATTGGCAGGCGCGACGCCAGGGAAGACGTCGAGACCAACGCCCGTGCCGTACTTTGACAGCAGCGTCCACAGGAGAGGGTAGGCCGTTGCGCCGCCAGCTATTCCTATTTGACGCACTGACTCAGCGCGTGTCGGATTGGGTACGCCGAACCGTTGTTGGTACCTCTCACGCGAGATGGTGATTGTTTTCCCGATGGTGTCGACGGAAAGGAGCTCCCTCACTTGTCCCGTCGACAGAGCAACGTATGCAGGCGTCGTCGCAACAGCGAACGCCGTTGCGTCGTCAACAGGCAGCGTGATTGACGATGCCGATACGGTTGGCGTTTGTGTGACCTTGGCTTCTCTCAGGCCAACACCGACGGCCCGTTCCATGTACTCCTGCATGACGCCAGCACATCGCACCGACCACGCGTAGGCACCCTCATAGCGCGGCGGTTCGTCAATGATCAACGTCGACAGGATCTGTTGCGACAGCAACACGCCTTGATCAACCGTCCATGCATACAGCCATGCGCGGCGTCCTTCCCATGATGGCACGTAGCGGTAGACCGGGTCGCCGTCGGATGCGTCGCCAAACAGTTCAACGGCCGTGGTGTTATGGTAGCCGCGAATGCAGCCGGTCAGCGTCGTCGCCGATGCGACGACGCCAACCATGATCGACTCAGCGCCGATATAGATAGTCTCGCCAGCGAGCATGCCCGCCGTCGACGTCATCACAAGCGTCGTCGCGCCAGCCGCAGCGCCAGCCGTTATCCATGCGGAACGCCGACGGTTGACGGAGAAGATTTGATCTAGCGCACCGTCGTCGCTACCGATCAAATCAAAGTCGACAGTAGCCGATACCTCTCTTCGGATCTCAAGGTCTAGTTTGCTTTCGCCTTCTTTGACGGTCTTGACGGCGACGACTTGCGACCTTGTTACGAGGATCGCCAACGTCGACGGTATGGGACGCTCGACAAAGACATAAGGTGCGCCGTCGACGACGAGACCCAGTATCAAGTCGATTTGCTTGCCGCGCACAGCGAGGTCATCATACAGCGTCATCAGACCACCTCGGCATGCAGCGTCATGTCAAGCGCATACAGTGGCACACCAGCGCCGATGGCTTGTGGCTCGTAGGTTGTCAGGGCGTCCTCAGAGAAATGCACGACGTCAACCAACGTCGAGAATGTCCTAGCCGCCACGGTGGTTCCCGACGCCAACACGCAATCGTGCATTTCAAACGAAGCGCCGGCGCCGAATCGTTCGATAAAGCCCTCAAGCGTGTCCGCAGCCGTCAACAGCGCGTCGACGACAAACGTCCGCGACAGGTGGACGAATCCAAGACC